TCAGAGAACCCGGCCGACCCAGACGACGCGGCCGATGAGGTGGAAGCCGTCGCTTTCGGCGCGGTCGATCATGAAGGGCGCGTAGGCCGGGTTGTCGGACGCGACCTGGACGGCACCGGCCTGCATGGGCTGCAGGCGCTTGACCAGGACACTGTCATCGAGCGTGAAGGCCCAGATCGCCGGTGCGAGCTGTGTGTCGGTGGTGTCGATCATCACCAGATCGCGGTCCGAGATGGTCGGTTCCATGCTGTCGCCGCGGGCGTCCACGATGGCGAGGCCCTTGGGGCCGCGGCCCAGGCGGCGCGCGAAGAACTCGGCGGTGAAGGGGATGCTGTCGAGTTGCTCGGCGCGCTCGATGAACGCGCCGTGGCCGGCCGACAGGGCGACGTCGTACCGCGGCACGGATGGGAAATCCTCGCGGGCCTTGGCCGGCACAGCTGCCGGAGGGGCAGAGCCGGTTGCCAGCCACGCGGGATCGACGCCGGAAGCCGCGGCGATCGCCAGCACGTTGGAGAGGCTCGGATCAGCCCCACCCTTTCGCCACTTCTCGATAGCAGACTTCGAAACGCTGGCCTTTCCGGCCAGCGCCACCACTCCACCGGCGCGCCGGATGGCCTCCTCGATGCGCCCTGCGAAAGCGTCCTGTCGGTCAGTGTTCACGATAGTAAACTCTGACCAAGAGGGTCAGTGTTCGGCGCGCGGTCAGTCTTCGCAGAAATACCACGAAAAGACATAGGTTTAGCCGAAGCCGACGCCTGGGCTACACGATAGTCGAACTCTGACCGCACTTTAGTGCTTGCGCAGTTTACAAAAGTGTTCATTATCGCCCTTAGAGCAGACGTTACCCAACAGCCGGGTGCCACCGGCGCGGGAGAGAGCAGATGACCAAAGATGCCATTTCATGGCACCCGGCCGACGTACGTGCGGCGGTGTCCAAGGCAGGCAGCACGCTGGCGAAGATCGCCGAGGACGCGGGCCTGCACGTCAGCACGGCCCAGCAGGCGCTGAAGCGCCCCTGCTATGCCGGCGAACAGGCGATCGCCCAGTTCCTCGGTGTCCCGGCCCACCACATCTGGCCGGGCCGTTACGACAGCGCGGGCCTGCCCAAACATCCCCGCATCCGAAAGCAACTTAACGCCGATAACTCGGCGGTGGAATGTCAAAAGGAGATGGCGGCATGAACCGCCTCACGCTCCGCCGCGCGGCCCGCATGTTCGGGCGCATCACCGCCGATGACATCACCGACGCCGTGGGCGCGATGCTGATCTTCGCGACCCTGGCCGCCGGGATCTGGGTGCTCGCCGGGCTCGGCCTCGTCGAGAGCGGCCACGAGCTGGCGGGCGTGGCGCGATGACACCCGACACCCGTCCGTCCGCCCCCGCCGAGGCCCGCGCCGCCCTCGCTGAGGCGAAGCTGGCCCGCGTAGTGGGAGGCATCCAGGCGCTGATCGACGTGCTCGAGACGGTGGAGGCAGTGGCCGGCCTTTCTTTGGACGACGAGTGCACGATGGGCGACTTGCGCGAGATCGTCGCGGAGGCGCGGGCATGAGGACGTCGCCGTTCCCGCCCGAGGTCCGCGAGAGCGTGATCACCCTGGCCGAAACCGGGGTGAGCCAGCGCGACATCGCCGGCAGGTTCGGCCTGTCGAAGACGACGGTCAGCAAGTGGATCATCGCCGCCCGTCGCAAGGGCCGGGCCGTCCCGGTGCCCACCGACAGGACCGGCGTGACGGTCCTGTCCGGCGACAGCAAGAGCCTGATCCGCCTGCGGGCCGAGGCCGAGCGGCGCCATGTGAGCCCGGAAATGCTCGCCAGCGTGCTGCTGGCCACGATCTGCGCCGACGACCTGTTCAACGCCGTGCTGGAGGATGCATGGTGACCCACGAACGCGATGAACATCCCGGCGTCACGCCGCGCCAGTTCCGCGACCTGCGGACAGGAGCCGTCCGCTGCTGCGCTACCCGCGCCGCGGTCGAGCGGTTCTTCGACAACCGCTCGCCGCTGCACTTCGAGGAGCGCCAGCCGGACGAATTCCCCGGTCAGGCTGACGTGGTCGAGCAGCACTGGGGCCAGGCATGACCGGGGTGCTGATCTGGCTTGTGGCCCTTCTGTACGTCGCGGGAGCGGTCGTCACGCGCGAACTGCTCCACATCGGCATCATGGTGATGGATGGCCGGGTGCCGGCGGCCTGGTCGCGCGTGTTCGTCGTGATGATCTGGCCGGTCATCGCGGTCGCCATATCCGTGACGCGCATTGCGGGTGACGACAGATGAACCCGTACCAGCCGTCGATGATCGCCGAGTGGGTCACGCCCGAGCACAAGCGGGCGGTCTGGGAAGCGCTGGCGCCGCCTGCGCGGCTCGATCTGGCCGGCATCGCGGCGGCGACCGGTCTGCACGGCAGCATCGTCAACGAAATCTGGGCCGAGGGCAGCGCCAAGGGGCGGCTGCGGCTGGTCGATCAGGGGCCGGGTTTCCGGTGGATAGAGCGCGTGGAGGACGCAGCATGACGAAGGGGCAAGGCTACATGCTCATCGGGGTCGCCATGTTCATCTTGGCCTCAATCGACCAGCCCCACCACTGGGGGGCGGTCGGCTGGTCGGTGGCCGGACTGCTCTGCATCATCAGGGGAGCGGTCGCGAAATGATCCGCTACTCAGAGTGCGAACGGGCTGCCGCCGCGCGATCTGGCGGCAACCATGCCGTAGTTCTTCCCGTCGCTCTTCGGAACCCTTGTCTTGCAGAGCGGGCACTCGAGCGTGTTGGGTTGAACGAACTGCATTATCGAACGCTTCTCCTGCTCAAAGCAGGCTGCGCACAGATCGTGCGGGGGCTCTCCTTTAGCATCGTCCGGGTTCAGGCTATATACGAGGCCGCCCCGATCGGTCGTCGTAAGCGTATAGCGGCTCGCCTGCTGTTCAAACTTGCTCCGGCGCTGCTCTTCTTCCTTGAGCTTCAGCAGCAACTTTTTCGTCTCCAGGTTGGCTTCCTGTGCCGCCAGAAGCTGGGTGGTGATCTCGACGATCTGCGCCCGGTACTGGGCATCCTGGGGCGTCTCCTTGGCGAAGAGACCCTTCAGTCGTGCCAGCCCGTTGGCGGCGGTATCGAATGCGGTTGCGGCGGCGCCCGCAAACCCGATGGCGGTGGTGATGTTCTCGATCATTCGGATCGTCCTTCTGTTGATCTTGAACAGGGGGATGTAGCTGGCGGGCGGGGTGGCAGCCCTGTCCGTCAGTGCCAGATTATCCCGTTCCGCCGGTCCGACAATGGCCAAGCGTGACCGCCTGACCCCCGACCTGTTCCGCGACTGGCAACCGCCGGAGGTCGCCGCGCGGCTTGAGGGGCCGTTGCCCCAGGGCGGCACGCTGCGCTCGCGGATCAGCCGGGCGGTGTCGCAGGCGCTGGCCGCCTCGGCGATGCCGCGCGACCGGATCGCGGCCGAGATGTCCGACTACCTCGGCGAGGACATCAGCAAGCACATGCTCGACGCCTATGCCAGCCAGGCGCGCGAGGGCCACACGATCACGCTCGAGCGGTTCATCGCCCTCGTGGAGGTGACCGGGCAGACCGGGCTGCTGGGGTTCGTGGCCGACGCCTTCGGGCTGGTCGTGGTGCCGGCGAAATACGCCGAGCTGATCGAGCTGCATTTCATTGACGAACAGCAGGCCGAACTGGAGCGCCGCCGGCAGGCACTGGCGCTGCGCTGGAAGGGCAAGAGATGAGCGACTGGAAGACAGCGGCCGAATGGGCGGCGGAAGGGCTGGACGGGGTGCCGGCCACCGAGAGCGGCGTCATTCGGACAGCTAAGCGCGAGGACTGGAACGCCCTCGGCTCGACCCATGCCCGCAAGCGCAAGGGGCGCGGCGGCGGCTGGGAATATCACGTCAGCTGCCTGCCCGAGGCCGCGCGGGCCGACTGGGCCCGGCGCCAGCGCGCCGCGCTGGCCAGCGCTACCGCTACCCGCGAAGCCGCAGTGGTCAAGGAGCGCGCGTCCGAGACCGCCGAAAAGGTCGCCGCCCATCGCCGCCGCGTGATGGAGGCGCGGGGCGCAGTCATGGTCGAGCTGCGCCGCCGCGAGATCCTCGACGGCTCGGCGCGACAGGCGATCCTCAACCTGCTGGCCGAGGCGCAGGCCGGGCTGCTGCCCACATCGCTCATGGAGATGCTGGCGCTGTCGGTCGAGAAGGGCCGGGGCGAGCTGCGCCTGCCGAGCCGGGCCCGGCTCTATGCATGGAGGCAGGCCTATCAAGAAGGCGGGGTGCGCGCCCTGCTGCCAGAGGCGCGGCCGCAAGAGTGCAAGTCCGGGATGCCGGACTGGTTGCCGATGCTGCTGCGCCACTACTGCAAGCCGGCCAAACCGACGCTCGCACAGGCGCTCGATGACCTGCGCAAACACCTAGCCGATCCGTCGGCAGCGCCCAGCTACGATCAGGCGCGCCGTGCGATCGCGAGCCTCAAGGGCACCGACAATTACCTCGCGCCGTTCAAGCGCCGCGAAGGCCCGATTGCGCTGAAGGCGCGGATGGCCTTCACCCGCCGAACGCTCGACGGGATCGAACCGACCGAGATCTACACCTCGGACGGCAAGCTCTTCGAGGCCGAGGTCGCACATCCGATCCACGGCCGGCCTTTCCGTCCCGAGATCACCCCCATCCTCGACGTGGCCACGCGCAAATGTGTTGGCTGGTCGGTCGGGCTCGTGGAGAACAGCCGCGGGGTCGCGGATGCGCTTCGGCACGCTTGCGAGACTCATGGCATCCCCGCGCTGCTCTACACCGACCGCGGGCCCGGTTTCCGCAACGATGCCCTCGACAATGCCACCAGCGGCATTTGCGGCCGGCTAGGGATCACGCCGGTCCACTCGCTGCCCTATGTGTCGCAGTCGCGCGGGGTGATCGAGCGGTCGCACCAGTCGATCTGGACCAACCTTGCCAAAGCGCTGCCGAGCTACTGCGGCGACGACATGGACCGCGAGGCGGGAAAGGCTCGGCAGAAAGCGCTCGTCCGCGACATCCGCGAGGTGGGCGCGAGCCGGCTGCTGCCGACCTGGGATCAGTTCCTGGCCGCGGTGGAGGCGACGGTCGCGGCCTACAACGACCGGCCACATCGGACGTTGAAGGTGCGCGACGCGGAGAGCGGGCGGCTTCGGGCGGCGTCGCCGAACGAGAAATGGGCGGAGTTCGTGGCCAGCGGCTTTGAGGCGATCGCGGTCACCGCGGACGAGGTTGACGATCTGTTCCGGCCCTACGTGCGGCGCAAGTCGGCGCGCGGTGAAGTGCAGTGGAACAACAACCAGTACTTCCATCAGGCGCTGCAGCCCTTCGACGGGATGGAGGTCCTCGTCGGGATCGACATTCACGATGCCAGCCGGGTTTGGGTGCGGGAGCTGGTGCATCACGAGGGCAAGCCCGCTCAAGGCGCCTTGATCTGCGTGGCGGATTATTTCGCAAACAAGCAGCGCTATTTCCCGCACTCGCTCACCGACAAGGCCAAGGAAACCCGTGCGAGGGGCCGGATGCGGCGGCTCGATCTCAAGCGGGAGGAGGTCGAGGCTGAGGCGCGCGGCGTCTACTTCATCGAGGCGCAGGCCCTAGCGCCGGTGGCCGAGTTCATAGAGCCCGCGCGTGCGCCCGAGGCCGTCGCCGTCATCGCGCCACAGCCCGAGGCTGTCTCGTCCGGCGCGCCTGAGCCAGCCCACGCTTTCGCCGATGACGAGGAGGTGTGCATGGCCGTGGCGATCATGGCCGACCACGGCACGCTGAACACCATGAACCCCGGCTGGCGCATCACGCTGGAGGAAAAAATCCATCGCCCTGCCGGGCGGCGGAAGCTGGAGATGGCAGGCGTCGATCCCTGGGCTTTGCTGGACCTTCTGAGATCGGCCGCCTGACCACCAGCACTGAACGAACAACGAGCAGTACGGAGAAAAGGCTACATGAGACCCGTCTTTGTGGAAACCCGAAACTATCGCGCGTTCTTCGACGCAATCGAGGGGCTGCAGTCCCGCGGCGCCGAGGAGTGCCGCCTGATCGTGGTCGATGGCGCGCCGGGCCTTGGCAAGACCACTATTCTGCATCGCTGGGCGGCGATGGAGAGCTGTTTCTATCTTCGCGCCAAGGAGGACTGGACCTCTTACTGGCTGATGAAGGAGCTGCTCGAATGCGGCCGCGCGGCCGTGCCGCATGGGCATGAGGCGCGGTTCAGCGCCTGCCTGCAGATGCTGGCCGAACGCCAGCGGGTCGCGGAGATGACCGGGCAGAGCTTTGCCATCGTGCTCGACGAGGCCGACTACATCTCGTCGAAGTCCAAGCTGATGAACCTCGTCCGCGACCTGGCCGACATCGCGGCAGTGCCGATCGTTCTGGTCGGGATGGGCAAGATCCGCGATCAGCTGGTCCGCTATCCCCAGACCGCGCGCCGCATCAGCCGCTATGTGCGGTTCGAGCCGGCTGACCTCGCGGATGTCCAGAAGTTCCTGGACGCCAAGTGCGAGGTGAAGGTGGCGCCGGATCTCGCGCAGTTCGTGCACAGCGCTTCCAGCGGCTACAACAGCGAGGTGCTCGAGGCGATCCGCAACATCGAGCGGTTCGGGCGGAACAAGACCACCGGCCCCGACGGCCTCACGCTGCGCGACATGGCTGGCCATCTGCTGATGAACGATCGCCGCAGCGGCAACCCGGTGATGGTCCCCGGGGGTGCAAAATGACGACGCTGGCGGACATGCAGCTGATCGCCACCGAGGCGGTCGACAGCCTGCGGGAGCTGACAGGCAGGCTTGAGAAGCGCTTGGGCCGCGAGCCCACGCTGACCGAGGTCGCGCAGGCACTGGCGCTCGCCTATGGCGCTGCCCGAGGCGCGCTGCAGATGGCCACGCCCACGGAAGACCTTGCCGCTCTGGGCCAGTTCGTCGAGGTCGCGGCCGACGACGCCCGCTTCTGCCTGATGGGACTGAGGGAGGCGGGGCTGTGACAAACCAGACAAGAATTCTCCATGCGCTGGGGACTTCGTGCCTGACCATTCACCAGCTCGCAGACCTTGTGGGGCTGACGGCGGTCCAGGTGAGCAAGGCGGCGTCGGGGCTGATCGCCCGGGATCTGGTCGAGCGCACCGAGCCCGGATGCTTTCGGGCGACGGATGGTGGCCTGGCTGCACAGAAGGGAGGGGTCGTGATCACAAGCGGTCCGGCAAACGTCGTCTGGCGCCAGCCGCGGCGCGCCGCCGGGTCCGGGCTGCGCCAGCGCGCCTGGAACGTGATGGGTCTGACCAAGACTTCGTTCACGGTGCCTGACCTCATCGTCGCTTCGGCCCGTGGTGACGAACTCGACGCCGAGGACAACCTGAGGCGTTACTGCGCCGTCCTTGTAAAGGCCGGATATCTGCGCCGGTTGCCGGGCCGGGATCAAGGGAGCCGTCACGGCTCCAACGGCTTCGTGCGCTTCCGCGTCGTGAAGCACAGTGGTCCGTTGGCGCCAACGCATCGGTCTCGAGCAGGGAAGGTGCGCGACCACAACACCGGCGAGGAGGTGGCGCTGTGAGCGACGACTATCTCGACCTGCTCAGGGCAGAGAAGGCGCGCGGCCGCACCACGGCCGACATCGCCCGCCAGCTGGGGTTCGCCCGAACGTCGATCTCGCTGCTGCTGTCGGGGAACTACCCCGCCGCCCGCGCCCCGAAGATCGAGGCGAAGGTGCTCGAGGTGTTCGGTCGAGCGATCGTTTGCCCGCATCTCGGCGCCGAGATCGAGCGCGACGCGTGCGACGCGCACCGGACGAGCCCGATGCCCACCAGCTCCGCCGACCGGCTGCGCCACTGGACGGCCTGCCGAACCTGCACCCAGAACCCGGCCGCGCCCGCGGCCATGAAGAGGAAATGACCATGGCTCCGAAGGTGAAAACCAAGACGAAGGCAGGGCCGGCCCTGCCGATCCCGGCCGACGATACCGAGGCGCGCGAGGCGATCCGCGAGATCGGCGATCGGCAGCGTGAGGCGCTGCGGTTGCAGGCCGAGATGAACGACCAGATCGCGGCCCTGCAGGAGCGCTACGGCGCCCTGGTCGCCCCGATCAACGCCAGGGTGACCGCGCTGACCGAGGGCCTGCAGCTCTTCTGCGAGGTGAACCGGACGCGGCTGACTGGCGGCAAGGTCAAGTACGCCGAGTTCTCCACCGGCAAGGTGAGCTGGCGGCTGCGGCCGGCCAAGGTGACGCTCAAGAAGATCGAGGACGTGATCGAGGCGATCCGCAGGGCCGGCCTCGGCGATCGCTTCCTGCGGACCAAGACCGAGGTCAACAAGGACGCGATGCTCGAGGACCGGACGACAGCCTCGGCGATCAAGGGCGTGAGCATCGGCTCGGACGGCGAGGACTTCGTGGTCGAGCCCTACGAGACCGACCTGCGCGGCGCGGTCTGATGGAGCGGACGTCGTCCGCGAAGTGGTTCTGGCACGAGCTCGACCGCGTGTTGCGGCCGGCGCTGCAGGGCGGATGCAGCTGGGACGAGGCGATCTCGGCCCTACGCGACAAGGCCGACCAGCTCGAGCGGAACCGCGACGCCGGGCTCGAGGCGGCCAGCTACCGAAAGTTCGAGCGGCTGTGATGGCCGGTCACCGAAAACACGAACGAGAGGAGAAGTGGATGCCTGTTTCCTACGACACCGTGCAGATCGCGGAGCAGATGCGCGAGAAAAGCGCCGCGCTGCGAGTTGCCGCCCTGGCCGACGCCGGGGATGACATCGGCCATCGCAAGTTCATCGAGGCTCAAGCGGCGCTGACCGAGGCGACGATCATGCAGAGCCAAATCCTCGCCGAGCTGGTTGGCGCGGGGATGCCAATAGCGGAGATCATCAAGGTGTTCGCTGCCCATTCGTCGAACATCCTCGCTTCGCTGCTGAGCTTCGCGCCCCCGGGGGATAGCGAGGCCCGCGAAGCCATCCTGGCGCTGTTCATGGTGACCCAGAGGCAGTCCGCTACCGCCGATGTGGGTCATCGCGCCTCGATCGTAATCCGCGGCACCCCGGGAGGACGGGCATGACCCCCATCCTCTATCGCACCGCGCACGGCCTTCTCGACCTCAACCGGCTGGCGCCGACCGCCTTCTCGGCCGGCGTGGTCTCGGAGTGCCTGGCGAAGATCAACCGCTACAATGGCCGGACGCCCGAGCCTTGGTCGGTGGCCTCGCACTCGGTGCTCGTGGCCATGCTCTGTCGCCCGCAGCACCGGGCCCAGGCTCTTCTGCATGATGCCCACGAGGCGATCCTCGGCGACCTCGTGACGCCGGCCGTCAGGCTGATCTGCAGCAAGAGCCAGCCGGTCGCGGGCGGCATCGTCGCCAACGCCATCACCCAGACCAAGCTGGACCTCGATCGCCAGATCTTCGCAGCCTGGGACGTCACCTGGTCGCCCGACGGCGCCCGCGAGGTCGCGGCCGCTGATCACATCGCGCTCCTGGCCGAGGGTGCCGTGTTCTTCGGCGCAGAGGCCGGGGGCGAGATCAGCCCGGAAACCGCTGCCGAGGTGGACCGGGCGGTCGGGCTGATCCGCGAACTGCCCTACGGCCAGAACTGGCGCGCCGCGCGCGAGCGGTGGCTGAGCTTCGCCCACGACCTTGCCTCGGTCGGACAGCTGCGGCTGCCGCCCGAGCCCTCCCATCCGACCCGCACGGCGCGGGCGGTTTAACCCCGAGCAGAGGACTACCCCATGAACATCGGCAAGACCGAACTGGTGAAGCAGATCGCGGACGCCCACGGCACGAGCCAGACGCAGGTCCGGGCGACGCTCGACGCGGTGCTCGAAGCGATCATCGGCAACCTCAACACCGGCCACGCCGTCCGCCTCCAGGGCTTCGGCAGCTTCACCGTGAAAGAGCGCCCGGCCCGCAAAGTGCGCAACCCGCGGACGGGCGAGCAGGTGGATGCCCCGGCCAGCCGCAAGCTGAGCTTCAAGCCGGCCCCGACGGCGCTGAACTGACCGCGAAACCGGCCCCCCCCCGGGGCCGGTCGGCGGGGCGTGGTGGCCCCGTCCTGATGAGCAGCCGAGGATGCGATGACGACGAGCTACAGCCTCAGGACGAGGGACGACGGGCAGACCGAAGTGCTCGAGCATTCGGCAGTCGTCCTCGGCGCGTTCGTGCGCCCAGAACACGCGCGCCAGTTCTACGACTGGATGGCGGGTTCGCATTTGACCGTGCGCAGGGCGCCGGAGCCCGAGGTCGCGTCCGCGGCCCCTGCCGCCGATACGCCCGCGGCCAGCGCCTTCGTGCCTGAACCGATGACCATCCGGCGGCTTTCCGTGCCGGCGCTGGTCGCCGAACAGCAGGAGGTGCCCGCCCAGCCGACGCAGCGGCGGCAGGCCGGACGGGACAAGGCCGTCCCGCCGGCGGTGGAGGACGGTGAGGGCGCACCGGAAAACCTGCCTGCTGCCCCTGGGCGCGCTGTCGTCGAGCGGCCGCGCCAGGCGGTCACCATGTGCGCGCACCTGCCGGAGGAGGTCATGGCGCCCGCGTTCGAGCGGCTCGAGCGGGGTGAGAAGCTCCAGGTGGTGGCATCCGAGCTGGGTGTTCCATGGCCGTCGCTGCGCGGCGCCTATGCCGGATACAAGGGCCGCCGCCAGCGCGAGATCGCACGTGGCGGCATGTCCTCGTGCTGCCTGTGCAGCAGGGAGTTCATGCCGTCGGTGACGAGCCCCGACACATGCGCGCGCTGCGCCAAGGCGATGGGGCGGTGATGGCTCGCGATCCGCTCCTCGCGCAGATCCACATCGCCCGGCAGCAACTGGGGCTGGAGGAGGACGACTACCGCTCGATCCTCGAGCGGGTCACCGGCAAGCGCAGCTCGGCCGAGCTTTCGGACACCCAGCGGCGCGCGGTGATCGCCGAGCTGAAGCGGCGCGGCTTCAAGTCCCGCGGCGCGAACCGTCCGAAGAGCAGCAAGCCCTATGTCCGCAAGGTCTTTGCGCTCTGGGGCGAGCTGAAGAGGACCGGGGTGTGGCGGGAACCGGGCATCGCTTCCCTGCGCGCCTTCGTCAAGAAGATGGCGGGTGTCGATGACCCGGAGTTCATGGACCATGACGAGGCCCGCAAGGTGATCGAGGCGATGAAGAAGATGCAGGAGCGCGCCGAATGACTGCCCCAGCCCTCAGCTGCGCCGAGATCGAGATTGGCGGCAGCATCGACCTCGATCCCGTCACGATCTGCGCGTGTGTGACTTGGCTAGCGATGCACTGGGGCCACTGGAAGCCTGAATGCCTGGCCGGCGAGATGGCCCGTGAATTGTTAGCGGCAGCCGGCATAGCTGCTGTCGGACCGCTGGCCGGCCTGTCCACCGATGACCCGCTCGGGGACCATCAATGACCCGCCGCGGCCCCCACAACCCGCCAGTCTCAGACCACGCCGTCCTGCGGTGGCTGGAACGGCACGGCCATGTGAATGTCGAGGCCGTCCGCCGCCAGATCTACGAGGAGACCCGTGAGGCGTTGCGCGCGGGGGCCTCGCGCCTGACGATCAATGGCACCGAATATCGCATTGAAGGCGGCGTGGTCGTCACGATCGTCGACGTCCGTCAGACCTGCGGCAAGTTGGACTGGCCGAAACCATGACCCGCAACCTCCCCGTGCCGGTCGACGATCTGCCGCTGTCCCTGGTGGACATCGCGGAGACGCTGGGCATGGGGGTGGCGATCAAGCTGATGCAGCACTTCGGCGGGCTGGAGGTCAGGTTCCCGATCGTTCCGCCGCCCGATCACCCCGTCATCCGCGCCCTCGGGGAGAAGGATGGCTATGCCCTGTGCGATTTCCTGTCCAACGAGCGCATCTACGTCCCGCACGGAAGGCCGGCCCGGTCGGTGAGGGGCGCGGTGCAGAGGCTCGAGGCGCAGGGGCTTGACCGGGCCGCGATCGCGCGTGAACTGGGTGTATCGCAGCGTCACGTGCGCCGGGTCGCAAACCAGAGTGATCTGCACCCCCACCAGCGAAGCCTGTTCGACGACTGACCCCGGACCTGATGTCCTGCCCCGCGACCGGGCGGCAGCAGGCATGACGGGATCAGCATTCGTCCCGTCAGGATCGCCCCATGAAGGTCATTCGCCACAAGGTTCAGGACGTCCCGTTCCAGCGCGCGCGCTGGGTGGGCGGCGTGATCGTCCCCGAGATCGTCATCCTGCATGATACCGCAGGCCGGCTCGAGACGGGCAATTCGGCCGCATACCTCGCGAAGAACACGGCTGGGGTGTCGGTCCATTTCGTGGTCGAGCGTGACGGCAGCATCACCCAGCTGGTCGAGACCAACCGGCGCGCCAACCACGCCGGAAAGTCGAGCTTCAATGGCCGGACGGACTGCAACGGCTTCTCGATCGGGATCGAGATCGTCAACCCGGGCGGGATGAGCCGCGCATCGGGCACCGGAAGCGCGCTGGTCGGCCGGTCCTGGTGGGGCGAAATGTTCTTCGACCCCAGCGACGATGTCGACCTGGTGGAGATGAAGACGCCCGAGCACGGTGCAGGCGTCTGGATGTCCTACCCGCAAGCCCAGATCGACGGGTTGTGCCGGCTGCTCGAGTGCCTGTTCCGGGACATCCCCAGCCTGAGCGACATCACCACGCACTGGTACGTGAGCCCGGGCCGCAAGGTCGATACCAACCCTCTGTTCCCGCTCGACCACGTGAAGGCGAAGATCCTCGGCCGCGACGATCCTGCCGACACCGCCGCGGACGAGGGCGCGTCCGCCGTCCAGCCGGGCAGCTTTGTCCAGGTTCACTCCCCGGCCTCGCCGCTGAACCTGCGGCGCTGGCCCAGCTTCAACCCGAACGTCATCGCCGCCATCCCGCACGGTGCCACGCTGCCCGTGTTCGCTCAGCGCGAAATCGACGGCACGCAGTGGCTGAAGGTCCTGTTCGACGGCCGCGAAGGATGGGTCGTGGGCCGCTACACCGCCAAGATGCCCTGAGGAGGCACAATGTCGTCCTATCTGAAAACCGTCCCTGCAGCGCTGGCCATTGCCGCGGCTGCGATCCCCGTCACCGCATTTGCCGCCGGCTTCATCGAAACCACCCTGGCCGAGGGCACGCAGCAGCTCGTGATGATGGCCGTCGGCATGCTGCTTGCCGCGACATTCACCTGGGCCGCCGCCACCTCCGAGCGCTTCGCTGCCCCGGCCCGGGCCAAGTCCCCGCAGGACCGGACGTTGGCCGACCGCGCGATCATCGAGGCGGACAAGCGCATCGACGCGCTGAACATCGCCCAGCTGGAGACGTTCATCAGCCGGTTCGTCCTGTCGCGGATCGACAAGGTGTTGGCGGGGCCGCTGCTCGATCCCATGCGCCAGGCCGACGAGCTGCTGGTCGAAGGGATCGATGCGTTCAAGCGCCGCAACCCCGAACTGGCCGCCCAGATGAAGATCGACCCGACGAGCATGCGCGAGCTGATCGCGGCCGGGATCGGCCAGGTCCGCAAGGATGCACTGGGTCAGGCCTTGGCCGACGCCGGTGTCCGCGCCGAAAATCTGCCGGTTGCGGTCGAGCTGTTCGGTTCTGCCGCCGCTAGCCAGATCACCGGACTGCACAACCTCCCGCCGCTTTCCGTTTCCTCCCCGGCAGCGCCGGCCGACCCGCCGACCACGATCGTCAACACTGTTGTCCTGGATGGCGCCGATCCTGCGGCGCCTGTGACTGCCGGCCGCGAGGACGTCAAATGAGCACCGATCTGCTGCTGCGCGAACTCGGTGCCATCACCGCCAAACTGGAGGGGCTCGAGGAGGGTCAGGCCCGGGTGGAAGGCCGGATCGAGAAGATGGACGACCGCCTGCGGACCGTCGAGAAGGGCGCGGCGCTGTCGGGCGCCGTCTCGGGCGGGGTGATCGCCATCGCCGTCGGGCTGATCAAGGGTGCCCTGACCGGCGGCGGCACCAGCTGAGATCATGGCCCACTCGAAGGACACCAAGCACCGCGCACGGCAGATGTATGTGCAGACCCGGCAGTCCCTGCCGGTCATCGCCATTTCCCTGGACGTTCCCGAGGGCACCCTGCGGCGGTGGAAGGCGGACGCTGCGGCGACCGGCGACGACTGGGACACCGCGCGGGCCGCGCAGATGGTCAAGGGCGAGGGCTTCGAGGCCGTCGTCACCTCGGCCGTCGAGGACTTCACCGTCATGTTCCAGGCGACGATGGAGGGGCTGCGCGACGACGACAAGCTGCCCCATGCCGATCGTGCCAAGCTCATGGCGTCGCTGTCGGACGCGTTCAACAAGATGATCGGTGCCGCCGGGCGCGCGAACCCGCGGCTCTCGCGCCTCGCGATCGCCACCGACGTGCTGAAGCGCTTCGCCGAGTTCGTTCATGCCGAGTTCCCGCATCACTCGGCCGTGTTCCTCGACGTGCTGGAGCCCTTCGGCCAGGAGCTGTCGAGGGCCTACAATGAAGCCCCGTGAGTTCCTCGACGAGATCGCCGATCTCGCCGCCGGGTTTCGTCAGAAGATCGAGCTCGAGGTCGAGGCGTTCCCCGTCTCGGTCGCCGAAAGCCGGGCGCGCGTCGAGCGGGTGATGGCGGCCGACGGGTATCGCTATTTCGTCGAGACCTACCTGCCGCATTACCTGGGAAAGCCGCCCTCGAAGCTGCACCTCGACCTCTACCAGGCGCTGCCGGCGATGGTCGCAGCGCCTGAGGGTCAGCACCGGCTGGTGATCGCGCCGCGGGGCTCGGCCAAGTCCACCCACATCAGCCTGGGGTTTCCGCTGTGGTGCATCGTCACCGGGCGCAAGCACTACATCGGCCTCATCATGGACGCCTTCGAGCAGGCGGCGATCATGGTCGAGGCGATCAAGGCGGAGCTCGAGGTCAACCCGCGCCTGCGGGCCGATTTCCCGAAGATCGTGGGCGGCGGGCGCACCTGGCGCGAGGGCGTGATCGTCACGCGCAACAACATCAAGGTCGAGGGCTTCGGCACCGGGAAGAAGATCCGTGGCCGGCGGCACGGGCCATGGCGCCCTGACCTGGTCATCCTCGACGACGTTGAGAACGACGAGAACGTCGAAAGCCCGCGCCAGCGCGACAAGCTGGAGAGCTGGATCTCCAAGGCGGTCATGAAGTTGGGTCCGACCGACGGCACGATGGATGTCCTGTATGCCGGGACCGTCCTGCACTTCGACGCGGTGATCGAGCGCTTCGCCAAGAAGCCGGGCTGGCAGGTGTCCCGTTATCAGGCTGTTCTGCAGTGGCCCGACCGCATGGACCTGTGGGATCGCTGGGAAGAGCTGTACCTGAACGACGAGCCCGCCAGCGAGGCGTACTGGGACAAGAACCAGGCGGAGATGAGCCGCGGCACGCTGCTGAACTGGCCCGAGATGCACAGCCTGATCTTCCTGATGCAGGAGCGCGCCGGCGATCACGAGGCCTTCGAGAGCGAGTACCAGAACCGCCCGATCAGCGCATCGAACGCGTTCACCGACCTGCAGTACTGGGTCATGAAGAAGACGGATTGGGTGCTGTTCGGCGCGATCGACCCCTCGCTGGGCAAGGCCGCTGCCGGGCGCGATCCCTCGGCGATCCTGATCGGCGGCATGGACCGCCTGTCGGGCGTGTTCGACGTGGTCGAAGCGTCGATCCGCAAGCGCCTGCCCGACGTCATCATCGACGATGCCATCGCCCTGCAGCGCGAGTACCAGTGCCAGCTCTGGTTCGTGGAGAGCGTCCAGTTCCAGGAGATGCTGCGGACCGAGCTGATGAAGCAGGCAGCGCGCCAGGGCATCGCCATGCCCTGCGTGCCGATCCAGCCGATCGCCGACAAGGTGCTGCGCATCGAGCGCCTGCAGCCGCCCGTCGCCTCGGGGATGATCCGCTTCCACAGCAGCCAGCGCACGCTCATCGACCAGCTTCAGCAGTGGCCCTCGGCCGCCCATGACGACGGGCCGGACTGCCTCGAGATGCTGTGGTCGAATGCCGTGCGCTACGCCGGCGGCGCGGCTGGCGGCGGCGGACAGATCCTCACGGCCCCGGGTGGCGGGCCGAGCGGCCTTGGGGCCGGGCTGGGCAGTGGCCTGGGCGGCTTCCGTCTCGGGGGAGGTTGGTGATGGCGAAATCCCGTCGATCGAAAGGCCGTGGCGTGCCGCTCGCCCCTGTCCCCTCGCGGCAGAACCTGCCGGCCGAGGCGCGGGCGCTGATCGCAGGCGCCCACAACGACATCACGATCCCGCTGTTCTCCAACCGCATGCGGCCCCAGGACGAGGTGCTGATCCAGCGCGGCGGGAGCCGTGGGCTCAAGATCTACGACGACGTCGAGCGCGACCCGCGGGCCTTCGCCGCGCTGCAGAAGCGCAAGAAGACCCTGATCGCGCGCGACTGGGCCGTCGAGCCCGCCGGCGAGGACGCCCGCGACATCGAAGCGGCCGAGCTGGTGACCGACCTGCTGGGTCAGCTACCCTTCGACAGGATCTGCGAGGACCTCCTCGACGCCACGCTGAAGGGCTATGCCGTCTCCGAGATCGTCTGGGGGCGGGATGGCAGCAGGATCGTCCCCGTGGACGTGGTGAGCCACGATCCGCGGCGCTTCACCTTCGGGACGGACTGGCGCCCGCGTCTTCTGACGATGGCTGCCCCGCTGGACGGGATCGACCTGCCCGACCGCAAGTTCATCGTCCACCGGCACGGCGTGAAGGGCAACAACCCCTTCGGCCTGGGGCTGGGATCGCGGCTGTTCTGGCCGGTGCTGTTCAAGCGCGAGGGGATCACCTTCTGGCTGCATTTCCTCGAGAAGTTTGCAGCCCCGACCGCCATCGCGCAGTCGCCCTACGGCCAGCTGAGCGAGGAGCAGAACCGGCTGCTGAACACGCTGCTCGACATCCGCGGCTCGTCGGCGGTGGTGGTGCCGGTCGGGACGGACGTGAAGTTCCTCGAGGCGGCACGGTCGGGCGCCGTGACCTACGCCGATTTCCTGGCCTACTGGGACAAGGAGATCGCGATCTGCGTCACTGGCGAGACGCTGACCACGGACATCGGCTCGAACGGATCGCGCGCAGCGTCCGAGACCCATGCGGAAATCCTCGAGCTGCTGGTGGACAGCGATGCCGACCTTCTGTCTTCCACCCTGCGCCAGTCGCTGGTCGCATGGATCGTCGACTACAATCTGCCCGGCGCACGGGTGCCCCATGTCTGGCGCGCCCGCCCCGAGAACGAGCTCGAGACCGCCAAGGTCGGCCAGGCGAAGGCTGACACCGCCAAGGCACGCGCCGCCGCGATGCGCGACGCGCTGTCCTTCCTGGTCAACGTCGCAGACGACACGATCGCGCTGGAGCTGCTGCCGCACCTCGCACCCGTCGAGGGGATGTCCGAGGCGGCGCTGCGCAAGCTGGTCGAGGGGCGCGCAGCGTTCAAGAGCGTGCCGGTGGCGGCGCCGATGCCTGAACCCGGGCCGCGGACCGAGCCGGACTCGCCCCCCGGCGAGGGGCAGCCATGAAGCACGTCTGCTTTGCGGAGCCGGACGACCCGATCAGCCGGTTGACCGACCAGCTGATGGCCAGGCTTCACCCGATCTTTCGCAGACGGTTCGACCAGCTGGCGGCCGCGGTGGACCAGGACACCGCGAGCGGGGCGGGGGATCGTCTTCTGGATCTGGCCGCCAGCTGGTCGCCGAAAGCATCTGCCCATCTGCTGGGCGATGCGATGGAGCTGGCGGCTCTCCTGGGCGCTGACAGCGTGAGCGACGACGAGCCCGCCGCTCGCTTCGGGGTCGAGGCCACAGGTCAGACCTTCCGCGAGCAGGCGGAGTTCATCCGTCAGAAGCGCCCTGCGCTCACCAAGGCCTGGACGGACGCTCTGTATGGGCGCCATGACCGTGACTTCGTCGTTGCCGGGATAGCCGAGCTTGCCCCGCTCGAGGAGGTGTACAGCGCGGTCAAGAGCGCGGCCGAGACGTGGGACCGCCGGACCTTCAACCTCGAGATGGCCGAGATCATCAGAAAATACGGGCTTTCCGACCGCGAGCCTCAAAAGTGGGGCGCGTGGCGGATGCGCACCATCTTCGAGACGAACCTGCGGACCTCCTATGCGGCCGGCCGGCTGAAGCAGATGCGCGACCCGGCGGTGCTGAAGATGCGGCCCTACTGGCAGTATCGCCACGCTGAAAACCGCCTGCCGAAGCGCCCGCGCGAGCAGCACGTCCAGTGGGATGGGCTGGTGCTGATGCACGACGATCCGTGGTGGACCGCCCATTACCCGCCCAACGACTGGCTGTGCAGCTGCGGGGTCCGAAACCTGTCCCAGCGCAACCTCGAGGCTCTGGGCAAATCCGGGCCCGACGCCGCCCCGCCGTCCCGGACGGTCCTCAAGCCTGACCCGCGAGGCGGGTTTGCCGCAGTGCCCGAAGGGATCGGTTTCGGCTGGGACTACATGCCTGGCGAGCTCTGGCAACGAGGACTGGTTCCCTCGGCCGCGCCGCCGCCGGGGGTGATCGCGTATGACGAAGACACCGGTCCGCCGCTGCCGCTGGACGATCTGCTGGCCGCCGGACGTGACTTCAAGGGGAAGCCCGCTGCCCCTGGTGCAGAGGAAGAGGCGATCGCGGCCTTCCTCAAGCGGTTCGGCATCGGTCCGGGCGGTGTCGCCTGGCATCAGGACCAGGCCGGCAACGTCATCCCGATCTCCGAAGACCTCTTTCGCCAGCGCGACGGGACGGGGAAGGAGGCCAAGCGCGCCCGGGGACCGTTCACCGAGATGGTCGCGGAAACGATCAGGGAGCCGGATGAGATCTGGCTCGGCGTGTCCTACAAGGCTTCGCCCAGCGACGCCCGGGACGTGTCGAGGAAGAACAAGCACGGCGAATGGTTTCTCGACCTGCGATATATCCGGGTGGGGCGGGTCACGGACCTGACCGGAGATGTGACCCAGATCGCGCAGACGGCGATCTTCCAGATGGGAAACCGGACTTGGGAAGCGGCCACCGCCTTCGTTCCCGACCGGAACAAGGTACCCTCACCGAGGGGCATCAAGACGAAGCGCTACGGCAGGCTGCTGTGGAAAAGAAAATGATGGTCAGGGTGCTCTGACCATCGTGCCAGGTCCTGTCCGGCTGGAGGCACCCCGCTCAGACCTCGGCTTTCCTTGAAAGCTGGACGATCCTGCAGGAGATTTCAAGATGTCAGGTGCACGCGTTGTCTTCGATGCCAGGCTGGATGACGCCGCCGCGCGGCAGCGCCTGGCGGACCTGATCGAGCGCCTCGAGGACAAGACAGGGTTCTTGAATGACGTGGGCGACGAGCTGCTGCACTCGACCCGCGACCGCTTCGTCAGCCAGCAGGACCCCGACGGTAAGCCGTGGAAGCCGCTCTCGAGAGCGACGATCCGGGAGCGGGAGCGCGCAGGGAAGACGCCGATCCAGATCCTGACGCGGAACTCTTATATGCGGAGCTCGCTCAACAAGCGGGTGGACGGCGATACACTGTCGATCGGGACGCCCGTTCCCTACGGTGCGATCCACCAGCTGGGCGGCACGATCAGCCGCCCGGCTCGCGAGGGCGTCGTCTATCGGCACGTCAGCTGGAAATCCCAGAAGATGGACAACCGCTTCGCGCCGAAGAAGGGCGGCAAGGGCCAGCCGAAGGCCAACTTCGTGCAGAAGGTCGAGCGGAAGGCCTACGAGATTTCGATGCCGGCGCGTCCTTTTCTCGGGCTGTCCAAGGCCGACCAGGCCGCCATCATCAACATTGCCTCGGACTGGCTGGGGGTGTGAACGAAACCAGATCGCCGGGCTTGACGTCAGCAAGACCTCGAAATCCTTGCGCCACATGGGGAAATCGATATGCCAATCCCAGCAGCAGTCGCGAGGATGGTACAGAAAATGGCGGGTGCCGTACTACCGCAGGCCCACAAGATGCGCGATGACGTGGCTCATATTGAGGTCATCATCCGAAACTCCGAGCCGATCGAACTCCTCGACTTCACGGCCTCTCTCACTGGCATTGCCCGTGAGCACGAACTGCGGCTCAAGGAAAGGTCCCCCCGGATCGAAGTCGACCAGACACGGCTGCTGATCGTCGATATCCGAAAGGGCTCGATTGTCCTCGAGCTTCTGCCCATCTTGGCGCCGATCATCTCGACGGCTGAAATGACCAACACCGCCGTCGACTTCGTGAGCCATATGAAGAGGGTCTTTGGACAGCTGAGGCAACCTGGCGGCCGAGCTGAAGGCGCGACCACCGCTCAACTGAAAAACCTCAACGATACTGTCCAGACGGTGGCGAACGACAGTAACGGAGAGCTGTTCATTGCCGCACGATATCAGAACGGCGAGGTCATCCAGGAGCTCGTCATTAACAAGAACGAAGCGGCAATCATCAGTGAGAACGCGACATCGCAGCGCAAAGAGATCGAGGCCACGGGAAGCGCCAAGCTGAGCCGTGTCCTCATGCGTCTTCACCAATCGAGCGTCGACGACCTGAAGGTGGGCAGAAAGACGTCCGAGAAGGGGATTGTGGAGCGGGTCGATCTGAAGCCCAGGGCTTTGATTTATGCCTCCGACTTGGCCGGACAGCGGATCAAGGACGAGATACTCAAAGACGACGGCAATCCGTTTCAGAAGGGCTTCGTGGTCGATCTCGATGTGGAGACGGTCGGCGGCAAGCCCCGCGCTTACAGGATACTTGCCGTCCATGAGGTGATCGACCTTGATGAGGATGACTAGTGTCGGCGAAAATCGCGCAGGAGGCCTCGGGTGCGTCTGGATGGTGCCACCGGACCAGAAAACCCGACACCCCCCGTTAATAGGCCGTTAAATCCGCGCTGCGGCGCTTCTGCCGGCAGGGTCGAGGAGTAGGCGCGCGATCCGGGCTTGATCCGACGAGCGGCAGCGGGCAGCATGTGCTCATCTGGGGCCGAGGGGGCGCCCCAGCGCGGACCTGATGTCCGGCGTCATGGCCGCTCCGGGTCCCGTACAGCGTGATGGACAGTTCTTGCACTGGACCATCGCATGACCACCGCCCGTATCGAGGTTTTCCGCACCGGCCGCTTCACGCCCATGCAGGGCGCGCCGCTGTCGTTCACCGCGGCCGACCTCCGCGCCATCGCCGACAGCTACGACCCCGAGACGGCGCCCGCGCCGATCGTCGTCGGCCACCCCGCCACCGATGCTCCGGCATTCGGCTGGGTGCGGGCGTTCGAGTTCGACGCCACGGCCGACCGGCTCTACGCCGACGTGGCCGAGATGGAGCCCGCCTTCTCCGAGGCCGTGAAGGCGGGACGCTACAAGAAGGTGAGCCTCAGCTTCTTCCGCCCCGAGCACAGCGCCAACCCGATCCCCGGCACCTGGTACCCCAAGCACGTCGGGTTCCTGGGCGCCGCGGCCCCGGCGGTGTCGGGGCTGCGCAATGTGCACTTCGCCGACGACGAGGACGCCGCGGTGACCTTCACCGCCGAGTTCGGCGTCGGCGAGAGCACCTCGCGCCTTCTGCGCGGGCTGCGCGAGTTCCTGATCGAGAAGTTCGGCCTCGCGGACGCCGACCGCGCCCTGCCGGCCATGAGCATCGAGTGGCTGGCCGACGAGGACGAGCCCCGCCGCGGCCCGGCATTCGCCGCGCCCCCCAACGTCCCCACACAACCTGTCGAGGAAGACGACATGACGCCCCCGAACGACACCCCGACCGCTGCGCCGGTGACGCCTCCGGCCTCCGACACCCCCGCCTTCGCCGACCGCGAGGCGGCCATCGCCGCGCGCGAAGCCGCGATGGCCGAGCGTGAGCAGGCGGTTCGCCACGCCGACCACGTCTCCTTCGCCGACGGCCTGGTGGACGGCGGCCGTCTCTTGCCCGCCAGCCGCGACCAGGTGGTGCAGCTGCTTGACGATCTGGCAGCCGTGGATGCGGCCTCCTTCTCGGCCGACGACGCCAATCCCGCCCAGCGGCTGCGCGACATTCTCGCGGCGCAGCCCAAGGTGGTGCATTTCGGCGCGGCCGAGATCGAGGACGACGCCACGCCCGCCGCGGCCTTCTCGGCCGACGGGCGCGAGGTGGCGAACGCCGACCTCCACGCCCGCGCCCTGGCCTGGCAGGCCAAGCACCCCGACACCCCGTATCTCGACGCCGTGAAAGCGGTCCAGGCTTGAGGAGCCATCCATGAACCATTTCCACGACACGCTGTCGCTCACGGCCGTGGCGACCGCCCCGATCGCCGAGGGCGACCTCGTCGGGTTCAACGACGCCCCCGTGACCGCGGTCGATGCCGCTGTGAAGGGCTGGGCCCGCAACCCCGCCGCGATCGGCGAAGCGACCTCGGTCATCGCGATCGGCGCTTTCCGCTGCAGGGCCGCGGCTGCGATCACCGCCGGCCAGGTCGTCGTCTCGGGCGCCGCCGCCGGCACCGTGCAGGCGGCCGGCGCGACGCCCGCCAACCCGCTCGGCCGCGCCCTGAACACGGCCGCTGCCGGCGCCTTCGTCCTCGTCCTCGTCCGCTGAAGGAACCCGGCAGATGTCTCTGAACAACCGCACCGCTGGCGTCGTCGACGCCGTCCTGTCCACCCACGCCCGTGGCTACCGCAACCTCGAGTTCGTCTCGCCCGCCCTGTTCCCGCGGGTGCCCGTTCCGAGCCGCAACATGCGGGTGATCCGTTTCGGCAAGGAAGGGTTCCGCATGATCTCGACCCGGCGCGCGCCGGGCTCGAACGTGAAGCGTGTCCAGTACGGCTACGCCTCGGACCCGATCAGCCTGGTCCAGGACGCCCTGGAGGGCGTGGTGCCGGTCGAACACCAGCAGGAAGCGGAGGGTGCGCCCGGCGTCGACCTCGGGGCCGGTGCCATCGACATGGTGATGGGGATGGTCGACCTCGGTCTCGAGTATGAGGCCGCGCGCCTCGCCCGGGACACCGCGACCTATGGCGTCAACAACCGCGTGGCGCTCGCCGGCGGCTCGCGCTGGACGTCGCCGACGTCGAAGCCGCTGTCGGACATCCGCGGCGCCCGCGAGGTGATCCGCCGCAGCATCGGCCGGTACCCCAACGTGCTGCAGCTCGGCCCGAGTGCGGCGAACGCGCTGACGGATCATCCGTCCGTGCGCGAGCAGTTCAAGTACACGACGAAGGAGAGCATCACCGTCGACATGCTCGCCGCCTACTTCGACGTGGAAAAGGTCGTGGTGGGCAAGGGCGTCTACCTGCCCGAGACCGCCGCGGACACCGACGCCGCGACCGACATCTGGGGCGACGACGCGATCCTCGCCTATGTCCCCCAGCAGGGCCAGGCGTATGGCGCGCCCTCGTTCGGCTACACCTACGAGCTCGAGGGCTACCCGCAGGTCGAGCAGCCCTACTACGACCGCCCCACCAAGTCGTGGATCTACCCGACCACGGTCGAGCGCCGTCCCTACGTCGTCGGCGCCGATGCCGGGTTCCTGTTCCAGGCCGCCGGCGGCCCGGCGGCTTGATCGGAGGGACGATGATGCCGCACCGCAAGACCACCGTGACGCTGACCGGGCCGGCCCGGATCGACGGCCAGGACATGAAGAAGGGCGACCAGGTCGAGGTCACGATCGGCGTGGCGCTCCAGCTCGTCGAGCTGGGCGCGCTCGCCGCCCTCCCCGAGGTGGAGCTGCCCGGCCCCGCCTCGGACGAGGACCAGGCGCTTCATGAGAAGGCGCTGGCGATGGCCGAGACGATGGTCGGGCAGAAGGTCGCCGAAGCGCTCGCCGAGACCGCCGCCGAGCTGGCTAACGAACGGCGCCGCGCTGACGATCTCGGGCTCAAGCTGGCTGAAGCGCAGGCCGAACGGGACAGCCTGCGCGCGCAACTGGCCGTCGCGACCGCTCCGAAGGCCGACAAGGACACCGCCGAGCACGCTGGCGGTGAGGTCAGCGACACCGCGCCGAAGAAGCGTGGCAAGTGACCGACCCGGCCGGGCGGTGGCACCCGCCCGGCCAATCCCTCCCAACTGCCACAGAATGGAGCGCATCATGGCACCGATCCCTGGATATCGCCCCCTCAGCGAAGATGCGCAGGAGCGCATGGCTGCAAACAAGCGGATGGAGGAAGACGTCCTGCGCCAGCTGGACCTGCTTGCCCAAAGCGGCGTCGTCGATCAGCGCTGGCTCGCGATCGGCCGCACGCAGATCGAGCAGGGCTTCATGGCGGTGAACCGCGCCGTCGCGCGCCCTCAGCGCTTGAGCGACGCCGAGCTGGGCGGCTGATCCGTGCCTTACGCCACCCTCGAGGATCTGATCGAACGCGCCGGCATGGACGAGATCGTCCAGGTCGCCGACCGTGATGGCGACCTGATCCCCGACCCCGAGGTCATCGGGGCGGCGCTGACGCACGCCGACAACCTCGCGAACGGCTATCTGGCCGGCCGGTACACGCTGCCCTTCTCGACGGTGCCGGACCTGCTGCGCACCTGGGCCACGGCGATCGCGCGCTATCACCTCCACCGCGACGGTCCCCCCGAGTACGTCACCGCAGACTACAAGGACGCTCTCGCCGGGCTGCGGGACGTCCAGCGCGGCGCGATCAGCCTTCCGCTGCCCTCGGGTGGCGAACCAGCCGCCACCTCGGCCGGGGATCATCTCTCGGCCTCGCCCCGACAGGTGTTCACCGACGATTTCCTGCGGGGCTGGCGATGATCGGGGTGATCGGTGCCTGGCTGGCCGAGGTCTGCCCGTCCGTCACCGACGTGAAGACGGCCGAGGACCTCGATCTGCTGGAAAAGGCGACTGCCGCCTTGCATGGCACCGTCTTCGTCATCCCCTACCGCGAGCGTGCGGCCGAGGCGCAGCTGATCACGGGCATGCATCGCCAGCTGGTGGTGGTGCAGTTCCTGACCGCGTTCATCGTCCGCCGCCACGGCGACGCTCTGGGCGCGCAGCGCGCCGCCGAGTTCGACGGCATCAAGGCCGAGATCGAAGCCGCGCTGGCCGGCTGGGAGCCTGCCCCCGGCTTCGGCCCCTGCGAGCTCGTCGGGGGCGAGGGCTCGCCGCTGGGCAACGGCGTCAGCGTCTACGTCCAGACCTGGGAAACGACCCGCTATCTGCAAGGAGTGCAGCGATGAACGACCTCCCCACCACCGGCGGCCGCTGGCTGATGACCAAGTCGGGACAGCTGCGGCGCTATCCCGACACCGACAGTGACGATGCCGGCGAAAGCGAGCCGCCGGCCGATGACGAGACCGCGCCCGAGGCGCCGGCACCGGAAACCCCCGCTGGGGCTGATGTCCCCGCGAAGAGCAAAGGGAAACCCTGATGGGCATCCGTCTGAAGAACAAGCTGGCGATCCTCGTCAAGCGCGAGACCACCTATGGCACCAGCGCGGCGCCGGCGGCCGCTGACGCGGTGCTGGTCACGAACCCCCAGCTGAACATCCTCGAAGCCGAGGAGGTCAGCCGCGACCTGATCCTGCCCTACCTCGGCAACCAGGGCGTCGTCCTCACCGGGAAGCATGCCACCATCGAGTTCGAGGTGGAGGTGGCCGGGGCGGGCGCCGCCGGCACCGTCCCGAAGTACGGCACGCTGCTGCGCGTCTGCGGGATGGCCGAGACCGTGTCGGCCGGCGTGAGCGTGTCCTACACGATCGTCGAGACCGGGGTCGAAAGCGCGACGCTCCACTTCAACAACGACGGCGTCCAGCATGTGATGCTCGGCTGCCGGGGCACCTTCACGGTGAACTTCGCACCCAAGGCTCTGCCGCGGTTCCGCTTCAAGCTGACCGGCCTCTTCGGGACCGTCACCGATGCTGCCATGCCGACCGTGTCGCAGGCGGGCTGGACGGCGCCGCTCGAGGCATCGTCGGCCAACACGACCTTCACGCTCCACGGCATCCCCGGCGTGGCCGAAAGCCTCTCGATCGACCTCGGCAACACCGTGGTGCCCCGCTTCCTGATCGGCTCCGAGAGCGTTCTGATCAGCGATCGCAAGACCGTCGGCCAGGCCGTGCTCGAGGCGCGGCTGATCGCCGAGGCCAACTGGATCGGCAAGGCCGTGAGCCGCGAGCGCGGTGCGATGGCGCTGATCCACGGCGGGGCCGCGGGGAACATCGTGGCGTTCAACGCCCCCGCCGTCGAGATCGGGCGGCCGACCCAGGGGGATACGGACGGGATCGCCAACTATTCGCTGCCGCTCAGCTTCGTCCCGGTCACGGGCCGCGACGAGCTGTCGATCGTGGTGCGGTGAGGGGGACGGCCATGCGTTTCAAGCTCGCCGCGTCGTACCGCTACTGGTGGCCGGTCATCGTCCGCCTCCCCGACCCCGAGAACCCGGGTCAGTTCGTCGAGCAGGAGTTCAAGCTGGAGCTGGAACCCTTGTCGCGCGACGAGGCCCTCGCGTCCCAGGAGGCTCTGGTCAGGCTTCGGACCGACCGGGAGGTCATCGATCACGAGATCGACCAGACCCTCCGGGTGGTGCGGAACTGGGACGGGGTGGTCGACGAGCAGGGCACGGTGCCCTTCTCCGAAGACGCCATGCGGCAGGCGCTGCAGCACAGCTGGTTCCGCAACGCCGTCGCCCGGGCCATCGCCGACAGCCTCAACGGCGAGGCGGCGCGCTTGGGAAACTGAGAGCCGCCGCGCGGGCCTGGGCGCTCGCGCGGCTCGGCCAGACCGACCGGGCGCGGCCAGCAACGGTCGATGACGACGTGGCCGCCCAGTTCGCGGCCCTCGGGGTGACGGTGGCGGCCGAGGCGCCGCGGGAAGACGAGGCGTTCGAGATCATGCAGGCCAATGCGGACACCATGCGGGCCTGGCTCGCCTGCGCCACCCAGTGGCGGTGCGCGGCCGGCATGGCCGGGCTGGTATGGCTGGGGCTCGACTACGCGGGGGTGAACGTCGTTCTCGCCCGCGGGAGGGTCGCCGAACCCGATGCCGTCTTCGCCGACCTTCAGCTCATGGAGGATGAGGCACTGGCCACGTTCGCGGAGGGCCGGGCATGACGCAGTCGCTCAACATCGCGATGGTGCTGCGGGCCGACGCCGGCCAGGCCAAGGGCACGCTGCAGGACTTCCAGACGTCGCTGCAGAAGACGACGGCCGAGGCTGCGAAAGTCCGGTCGGCGCTCGATGCCGAGGCCGCGGCGATGCAGAAGGTGATCGACGGCGCGCTGCGGGCCACGGCGGCCAAGAAGGGGCTCGCCGTCGTCGACAGCGGCGCAGCGAGCGCTGCCCTGACGCGGGCTTTCCAGCAAACCGCCAGCACGGCGCGGATCTCGATCGGCGAAACGGCCACGGCCGTGCAGGCGGCCCGGGCCTCGCTCGACGGCTACGCCAAGTCCTTCGCGGGCGCGGGCGCCGCGATCGCCCAGACCGCGCAGGCGTCGGTCGCCTGGCGCGCGGCGATGGACGACATCCGGGCCAGCTTCAACCCGCTGTTCGGGGTGTCGCGCCAGTACGAGCAGCAGCTCGAGCGCATCGCGGATGCCGAGCGGATGGGTGCGATCAGCGCCCGCGAGGCTGCCGCGGCGAGGCAGCACGCCGCGGCCCAGCTGGCTCCCGCCGCGCCTCTCGGCAGCGCGGCCGCTGGACAGATGCAGCGTGGCACCGGTGCGTGGGTCACCGGCAACCTCGCCGCTCAGGGCAACGACATCATGATGATGGCGATGGCCGGCCAGAGCCCGCTGATGCTGGCGCTGCAGCAGGGGACGCAGGTCAGCCAGGTGCTGAACGGGCTCGAGAAGGGCACCAGCATCACCCGCACGCTCGCCGCCGGGTTCATGTCGATGATCAACCCGGTCTCGCTGGTGACCATGGGCCTGATTGCACTGGGGGCGGTCGGGGTGCAGGCGCTGGCAGCGCTGATCCCCAAGTCGAAGTCGTTCGACGATGCGATGGGCGACCTGTCCGGCGCCGTCAGCGACTATGGCAAGCAGAGCAAGATCGCTCGAGCCTCCACTGAAGAACTCGCGGCGGAATTCGGGAGTGCGGCAGGTGCAGCCCAAGGTCTTGCGCGCGCGATGGCTGATATCGACCGCCGCCGCGCAATGCGGGGGGCGGGTGATGCGGTCAACGCTCTGCAGAAGGAACAGGGCCTCTGGTTAGTCGATCCGACGTGGCGGAACGACGACCCCAACGCGAGCACGAACGCACAGCTGTACGACGCGCGCCGCGCGCGCGACCGCAAGAAGCTGCGGGGGGTGTTCGGGCTCGATGGGTCTTCGGGGTCGACCGCGCTGATCGACCCCGTCCTGGACGCGATGACCGGTCTCGACCGGGCCAAGACGATCGAGGCGCAGGTTGCAGCCGTCGAGCGGCTCAAGGCAGCGTGGGAGGCGGCTGCTGAAGCGCGAGGCGGGAGCAGCAAGGAAGAGGACGAGTTCCTTGCGAAGATCGTCGCTGCTGGACAGGAGCTGGCGAGGCTTAAGGGCCTGCAGGAAAACGCGGCGGGCAAGGTCGCTGCCGCCGCGATGGCGCGCGACCTCGAGCGACAGTCTGTTTTGCAGCTCACCATCCTGCAGTACGGCCAGGACAGCGCCCAGGTCCGGGCCGAGGAACTGCATCAGCAGCAGGAGCTGACGGCCGAGAAGCTGCGTGGCTGGGGGATCGACCAGAACAGCGCCACCTGGCAGAAGATCATGGCCGGGATGCGAGACGACGCTGCGGCGCGCGAGCGCAGTATCGTGGACGATCGCGCCCGCGCCTATGACAACCAGATGGCGGCACTGGCGCTGGAGGCCCGGCTGATCGGCGCGACCACGGCTGAGCGGCTGCAAGCCAAAGCTGTGGCCGAGGCGCAACGTGACGCCGACGAAAAGTCCCTGTCGCCGCTCGAGCGCGCGCTGGAGGTCTGGCGCGCCATCACCCGCGCCACGGCCGAGGCGGCGAACGAGCGCGCCAAGGCCATCCACGATCTGCAGACCACGATCCTGACCGACGCGCTGGACGCCCAGATCGGCATGGCGCGCGATCCGCTGACGAAAGCTGACCTGGAGGGTGAACGCGAACGCGTGCGCGTGATGCGTGAAACCAAGGATGCCACGCTTGCCGACGCCACCGCCAACGCCGCACGCGCGCGCAGCCTGACCGAGGCGATCAGCGCCGCGCGCGGCCAGATCGCCACCATCTCGGACGAGGTTGCCGTCCGCCAGCAGGTCGCGGCTCAGGTCGCCGCCGGCACCCTTGCCGCGGGCGAGGCAAACGCGGCCATCCAGCGCGAGCTGCAGCTGCGGCCTCTGATCGCTGCCGCGGCCCGCGCCGAGGGCGACGAGAAGCGCCGCTTGACCGAGATCGTGACCGGCCTTCGCGTCGCCCACCAGCTTCAGGCGGCCGAGGAGCGGCGGCAGGCCCAGAACGACTATCTGCGCGGCGCAGCCGAGCGCGTGCAGCAGGCCCGCCTGGAACTGGCCCTGGTCGGCCAGACCGCCGCCGTCCGGGCCCGCGTCCTGGCGCTCGTGCAGGCCGAGCGGGACATCCGGGCGCAAGGGCTCACCGGCGCGGCGGCGGAAGAGGTGCGGACGAGCGCCCTCGAGCTCGTCGACCTGAACCGCCAGATCGATGCGCAGGCCGATGCCTGGGAGCGTGTGCAGGGCGCCGGCGAGGCGGCGATCGACGCGGTGCTCGACAAGCTCAAGGGCGGCGACGTGAAGGGCGCGGTCGCGGGCCTGCTGGATGAGCTGAACAAGGGCTTCTTCGACCTCGCCGTGCGCAACCCGCTTAAGAACATGCTGCTCGGGACCAACCTCGGCACCCTCGACGACGTCGGCGGCCTGGCCGGGATCTGGGGACGGCTGACGGGGCGGACGCCGCTCGACCAGGACGCGGTGATCGGTGCGGCGACGCAGCCGGTGCAGGCGATGCAGATTGCAGCCGCGCAGGTGACCATCAACGCCGCGTCGCTGGGGCTCGGGGACGGCGCCGCGGGGCTGCTCGCCGGGTTGCCGGGCGCGACCGGTCTGCCCGGCGTGGCCAACGTGAACGCGGCGCCGCTGACAACGGGGCGCGGCGTCGCCGGCGAAATCTGGAACTTCTTCGCGGCGAAGGGTCTGGCCCCGCACCAGATCGCCGCCATCGTCGGCCATGCCGGAGCCGAAAGCGGTTTCAATCCCGCAATCGCTGGAGACAACGGCAACGCGATCGGTCTGTGGCAGCACAATGGCCCGCGGATGCGAGGTCTGCTCGATGCGATTGGCGGCCGCGGAAACCTCGGGAACGTCACGGCTCAGGCAGAGTACGTGTGGCGCGAATTCATGGGCGCAGAGAATGGGGCATATCGTCGGCTGATGGCTGCGCCCGACCTGCGGGCCGCCACCTGGGCGATGCAGGGGTTCGAGCGCCCCTCGGGCTACAACCAGAACGTCATGGGCTCGGGGATGCACTGGGAGAAGCGCCTCGCTGGGGCCGAGCAGGCGCTGGCGACCTTTGGCAGCGCGGCCCAGGCGGCGGCCACGCCGGTGGGCCAGATGGGACAGTCCGCGCAGAACGCCACTGGCCAGATGGGCGATCTCGCCTCGGGCATGGGCCAGTTCGGCGGCGCCCTTCAGCAGATCCTCGGCGCGGCCCTCTCGGGCAACAAGGGCGGCGCGTTGGGAGGCCTGGTCAATCTCGGACTGGGGCTGCTGACGCAGGGCATGAACGCGGCCGCGCCCGGCTTCGCCCGGGGCGGCCCCACGGGCGGCACCGACCCGTCGCGCGTCGCCGGCGTCGTGCACGAGCAGGAGTACGTCTTCTCCGCTGCATCGGTCCGCCGCATCGGCGCGCGGAACCTCGACGCCCTGCACCGGGGCAGCTTGCGCGGCTTCGCGTCGGGCGGCTTTGTCGGCCCCGGGCCGATGACCGGCTCCGCGGCGGGCGGGCCGGCCGCTGGCGGCAACGTCACCTTCGCGCCCAGCTTCGATCTGCGCGGCGCCAACGATCCCGCCGAGGTGGAGCGCGCGGCGCGCCGCGGCATGGCGGCGGCGCTCGAGGACTATGACCGGTTCCGAATGCCGGGCCGCGTCACGGAACTCCTGGCCGATCGGAGGGTGCGCTGATGGCGCTCACCTTTCCGCTCAGCCGCGCCCAGTTCTTCGACCTGCTGCCGCTGTCGAGCGGCCACCTCGTGCTGCCGGACACGACCCGCACGTCGCGGACCCAGGGCGGCGAAATCCTGCGGGCGGAATACGCCGCGCGCCTCTGGGAGGCAGAGCTGCGGCTCGGGCCGATGACTGCGGACGAGGCCGCGGCCGTGCTGCCTCTGGTTCACTTGCTCGGCGGCGCGGGCGCCAGCTTCATGCTGGCCGACGCGACGCGCCTCTTCCCGCGCCGCGATCCGACCGGGGGGCTGCTCGGGTCGGCGGCCCCGGCCCTCAACTCGATCGGCGCGAACCGGCGCGACATCACGCTCAAGGGCTTGCCCGCCGGCTACATCCTGTCGCGCCGCGATCTGCTGGCATTCCCTTATGGCGCTACGCCGACCCGCTACGCGCTGCATGAGATCGTCAACGCCCAGGTGACTGCCAACCCGGACGGGACGACGCCCGCGATCGAGGTGGTTCCCCCCGTGCGCGAAGGGGCGGCGGTTGATGCACCGGTCACGCTCAAGCGGCCCGCCTGCAAGGCGATCATCGTCCCGCGCTCGTTCCAGTCCGGGTCGATGCGCAGCGGCACGATCACGGAAGGCGTCAGCTTTCGCGTGCAGCAGACGCTGAGGTAGGCCGATGCAGTCACGCCCGACCGTCCTCTCCCAGCACCTGATCGCCCGCAAGCCGATCCTCGTCGCCTGGCTCGTGTGGATCACTGGCCGCAACCGCGGCACCGGGGCGGTGGAGAGCCTGGGCCTCTGGACCGGGGATGACCATCAGGAGATCGCCGTCGGCGGTCAGCTGCGGACGTACTACGGCGCCGGCGGGCTGGTCAGCCTCGACCCGATCCGGGCCGGTGTCGGGACCGACATCCGGGAAACCCGGCTGCGGCTCGCCCCCATGGCTCCCGAAGTCGAGCAGGAGGTGAAGGGCTATGAGGTCCGGCAGGCGCCGATCGAGGTGCATCGCCTGGTCATCGACCCGACCACCATGCGGGGCGTGGGCGGGCCGGTCCTGCGCCTGCGCGGCTGGATCAACAAGCTCAACGACATCACCGCGGGCGAGGGAGGCGAGGGGCGGCTGGACGTGACGGTCGTCTCATCGGCACGCGCGGGGACCAAGACGCTCGCGCTGAAGAAGTCCGACGCCACCGGGCAGCTTCGCACCCTGCCCGGAGGGGGCCCGGATCGGTTCTTTCAGTACAGCGACGTGTCCGGCGCCGTGCCGGTGAAGTGGGGCCAGAAATGAGGCTCTACAACTGGGAAGCGCGGCTCAGCTCCTACCTCGTCCGGGTCGCCCGCGAAGGCTTCGGCTGGGGTCGGCACGACTGTGCGCTCTTCGCCGCTGGCGGGGTGGAGGCCGTCACCGGCCGCGATCCGGCCGCGCCGTGGCGGGGCCGTTATGCCACCCGCCGTGAGGGCATGCGGCTGATCCGGGCCGCCGGACATGCTGACCACGTCGCGGCGGCCGCAGCGCTGCTACCCGAGGTGCCCGCCGCGATGGTCCTCCCCGGCGACCTTGCCGTCCTGCCCGGGGTCGATGGCCAGCCGGCGCTCGGGATCGTCCAGGGCGCGCTGGTGTATGTCCTGCGCGCGGAAGGGCCCGGACTTGGCCTCGTCCCGATCGGCCGGGCCGACCGCATCCTGGGGGTCCGCTGATGCCGCAGGTCGGTCTGGCGATTGGTGCTGCCGCGAGCTGGCTGCTCTCCCCCGGGGTCGGGGCGCTGGTCGGCAGGCTGCTGCTCTCCACGGCCGTCAGCGCCATCTCCTCGGCGATCCAGAAGCAGCTGACCAAGCCGCAGCAGCGGGGCATCAGGACCGAGATCACGACCGACGGCGGCGACAAGCCGATGCGCTTCGTGCTCGGCTGGTACGCGACCGACGGGCACATGGTCTGCCCGCCGATGTCGCATGGCAAGTTCGACGACTGGTCGAACGCCTATCTGACCTACGTGATCGACCTCGGCAACGTGCCGGGTGCACAGCTCGACAAGGTCATCATCGACGACACTGAGGTGGCGTTCGCCGACGCCGAGCAGTCGATGGTGCAGGGCGGGCCGGTGCCTGCGGCGAAGCCGGCGTGGTGGTACGAGCAGCAGGGGATCGATCCCGCCAACCCCAATGCTGCGACGCCGACCCGACCCGTCATCACCCCGGGCCGGCCCGTGCTGGGCGACAAGTACAAGGACAAGATCTGGCTGCGCTATCACGACGGCACCGAGACCACGCCGGACCCCTATCTGGTGCAGGTCTACGGTCCCGGCACGAAATGGGCGGAGAAATCGGGCCGGCCCTGGACAGCTGACATGGTCGGGATCGGGACCTGCTATGCCGTCCTGACCTTCCGCTACAGCACCAAGAGCTTCAACGGCCTGCCCCGCTGCCGGTTCGTGATGAGGGGGACACCCCTCTATGATCCGCGCCGGGACAGTTCGACGGGTGGAAGCGGGGCCCAGCGATGGGACCAGCCGGCGACCTGGGCGACGACGACGAACGGCATCGTGATCGCCTACAACATCCTGCGGGGCATCCCGATCCAGGGCGGTCCGATGTGGGGCTATGGCGTCTCGGCCGACGCTCTCCCGCGGGCCGAATGGGTTGCAGCGATGACGGCGGCGGACCAGGTGGTCGACGGCGCGCCGCGCTGGCAGGCGGCGTGGGAGGTGGCGACGGCTGACGAGCCGGCGTCCGTCCTCGACGAGGTGCTGAAGGTGTGCTGCGCCAAGGTCGCCGAGAGCGGCGGGGCGTGGCGCGTCCGGGTGGGGCCGCCGGCGGCCCCGGTGATGGTGGTGTCGAGCGACGACATCATCATCGACGAGGACATCGCCAGCACGCCGTTCCCCGGGCTCGAGGCGACCTACAACGGCATCCACGCGTCTTATCCTGAACCGGCTCAGCTCTGGCGCCCGAAGGATGCCCCGCCCCGCTACAACGCCGCGTGGGAGGCCAGCGACCAAGGGCGTCGACTGGTCGCCGAACTGCAGATGCCGGCCTGCCCGTGGGGTCTCCAGGTTCAGCGCGTGATGCGCGCCTACATCGAAGAAGAGCGCCGGTTCCGGCGCCACAGCTTCACGCTGCCGCCCGAGGCCGAGGCACTCGAACCGCTGGACACGATCGCGGTCACCTGGCCGGAAATGGGGTATGAGGCCAAGCTCTTCGAGATCGATGAGATCGGGGAGGACACCCAGACCCTCCGCGTGACCGCCTCGGTGATCGAGGTCGACCCCGCCGACTACGACTGGCAGCCCGGGTTTGTCATCCCGTCGCCCCTGGCGCCGATTGCACGGCCGGACCCGGCGCCGGTGGTGCCACAGTATTTCACCGCCGAAGGCATCACGCTGCCGGGCGCGAACGGCCGCGCCGGGCGGCCGGCTGCCCGGTTGCGCTGGGGCGGGTGGGCACTCGACGGGATCACCGGGGTGCGCTGGGAGCTGCGGCGCACCGGCCAGACCGATACCGCCCGCGGTCTGATGGCAGACCCCGAGGCTGGCGAGACAGTGGTCACGGCGAGCTTGCTGCCAGCCACCGCCTATGAGGCACGCATCAGCTTTCTCGCGGAGGGCGATCGGGCCGTCGAGTGGACGCTCTGGACCGCCTTCACCACGCCGGACGTCCGGGTGACACCGGGCGACCTCGACACGACTGCGCCGGGAAGGCCCGCGGCCGTGAGCCTGACCTCGACGCCCGGCGAGCTGGTGGCAACCTGGACGGCCGACGCCGCCGGCGTGGCCTATTCCGAGTTGGAGGTCACCGAGGCCGGTGCCAATCCAGTGCTCTTCCAGACCTCGGGCACGCGGTATCGGTGGGCGCCGGTCCTCTCGGGGGTCAGCTATTCGGTCCGCCGCCGCGCCGTCGACGGGGTCGGCAACAAGAGCACCTGGGGACCGAGCGCGAGCCACACCGTCGCCAGCGACACCGTGCCGCCGGCCGCCGTGACGGGCCTGGTCCTGACCCCCGGGCTGCGGTCGATCTGGCTGCGCTGGAACCCCAGTGGCGAGCAGGACCTCTCGCATTACGAGATCCGCGAATACACCAGCGCCCAGACGCCCGGCGCCTCGACCGTGCCCACCTATACGACGCAGGCCAACAACTATCTGGTGCCGGACCTCGGCTATGACGCGCGGCGCTGGTACGCGGTGCGTGCGGTCGATACGTCGGGGAACAAGGGGGCATGGTCTGCGGTCGCCAACGCGACGACCGGGCCGAAGGACGCGATCACGGCCACTGACCTTCAGGGGGTGATCGACGCCACCACCTTTGCCTCGGGCATCGAGCCCGTGTCGATCGTGGCCAGCCTGCCGACCAGCAAGCTGACCACGGTCGTGATGATGGCCGGGAAGCTCTATCGCTGGAACGGCAGCGCCTATGCGGCGGACGTGCTCGGGCAGGATGCGGTCACGGCGGGGACCGTCGCCGCGGGCGCCATCAACACGCGGGAGCTGGCTGCCGGCGCGGTCACCGCATCGATCATCGGGGTCGGTGACTTCACGAACCTGGTGCCGGACGATCAGCTGCAGGACCCGGCAGCGTGGTCGGGCTCGGGCGCGGTGCAGCCGTCCAGCGGCGTGTCCTGGTCCAACAGCCTCGGCCGGATACTCTTCAACCCGGACGCCACCGCCAACCAGACGATGGTCTCCAAGCCCTTCGCCGTGACCGTCGGGGATGAGTTCTGGACGACGTTCCAGGCAACGTTCGGGGCCGCGGCTTCGGTCATGGATCTGCGGGCCTATCTGTACTTCTACAACCGGCTGGGTGCACAGCTCGCCGACCCGAACGGTGGGGTCTACGTGGCCAGCGCCACGACGCGCAGCACCCAGATCTATGAGAACAGCGCCCCCATTATCGTTCCCTCCGGGGCGTTCACCGCGCGGTGGGTGTTCTGGTACGCCAAGGAGAACACGGTCTCGGGCTTGGCCTACGCGCCGGCCGTCCGCCGCAAGAACACCGGCAAGCTGATCGTCGATGGCTCGGTAAAGGCCAACCACATCACGGCCAACGAGGCGGTGATCACCGGTCCCGCGCAGATCGCTCAAGCGACGATCGAGAGCGGCCATGTCGTCGACCTCGTCGCCGAGAAGATCCGGGGCGGCACGGCGCTTCTGGCGACGGTCACAGTCAACGGCAACGCCCTGGGGACCACCACCGCCCGCGCTGCCGACCCCGCGGCGCGGGTGAACGCCCACACCACCCTCATCGACCCGGGCAAGATCACCATCTCGGGAAGCCGGACCCTCGCTGACTGGCGGTTCGGCGGAGACCTGACGCAGATCGATGGCGGGAACATCGCCGCCAATACCGTGCGCGCAAACGCCATGGAGATCGGCAGCCGCAACGTCGCCATCGAGAACATAACGTTCGAGTACAACTCCCCGGGCCCCAACCAGGTGTCGTGGACCGCCGGCGTCATCCGCTACCCGACCGACAACGGGCAGCAGGCTGGCTTCGCCGTCCCGGCCGGGAGCGCGACCTGGACGAGCGGCATCCTCTACATCGTGTTCACCAAGGATGGATCGCAGCTTTGGGCGACGACGTCGGCCGCGATCGCGTTCCAGCCCATGGTGCTGATCCTTGCGACTTACCAGGGCGCGCACCGCCTGAACGCCAACTACGGGCGGACCCTCATCGACGGCAACGGGGTCAAGACCGACGCGCTTCTGGTCACCGGCAAGGCGCAGATGGGCACTGCCGTCGTGGACACGCTGCAGATCGCCGGCAATGCGGTGACCGTGCCTCTCGTCGCCAGCTCGGCCGCCATCACCGTTCTGACCACCAGCTGGACGGACCTCGCGACGATCGGAATGCCGCGGCAGGGCGCGCCGACGCTGCTGATGGCCACGTTCCAGGTGGATGCGACAGGTACCGCCGGCCTTGCGAACCTGAGGGTCACCCGCGATGGCGTGGACATCTCGGGCCCTTATCCGACCGTGACAGGGGCATCGGGAACCCAGACCAGCGGCGGGCTGTCGATCCTTGACAACGATCTCGGGAGCGGCCCCACGACCTACAAGCTGCAGGGACAGCTGTTGTCGAGCGGCGCCTATACCGGCACCCCCCGCATCGTCCGCCGGACGATGGTCGCCACTCACGTCAAGAGGTAGGGCCACATGGCTGAAACTGTCCTCCTGCGCACCGCCCTCACCTCGGCCCGCATCGACGTGGTCGAGGCCTTGGAGCAGTGCCTCGGCGAGGCGCGGGCGCATTCTCAGACAGCTGTCGCGGTCGTCATGGTCGGCGAAGACGGCGACATCAGGACGGCGACCACCTTCTCTTCCCGGCTGATGCTTAAGGGCGCACTGCTTCACGCGCTTTCACGCATCGACAGCGAGTGAGGCAGGCCGATGATCCGATACGCTCTCGTCAACGCCCAGGGGCTCATCATCCAGATCGGCGCCGTGCCTGACCAGGAGTGCCTCGCCCTCCAGGCCGAGGTCACCGGGCTGACCGCGGTTCCAGTCGACGACGACGTGGCCGAGGACAGCCACTACTGGAACGGAAGCGCGTTCGAGCCGTTCCCGCAGCCTCGGCCGGGTCCTTGGGCCGAATGGAATGGACAGGCCTGGATCGATCCCCGCACCCCTGCCGCCCATGCCGCGGAGCTTGCGGCCGCCCGGGGCAGCGCGAGCCTCTCGAAGCTCGCCTTCCTGATGGGGTGCATGGAGTATGGCCTTCTGTCCCCACCCGAGGTGATCGCGGCCGCTCGCGGCGAGATCCCCGAGAGCTTCGCCGGGGTCGTGGCCGCGCTGTCGCCGATGGAGCGCGATTACGCCTCCGTCTACTGGGCCGCCGCCCGCCAGATTGATCGCACCCACCCGCTGATCCTGATGGTCGCCGCCGGCGCTGGCATCAGTGAGAGCACGCTCGACGCGCTGTTCGGGCTCTCGCCGATCGACTTTTGAGGTGCACCTTGACCAGCATTCCGACGCTTACCCTGACGATCATCGCGCGCAGCCCTCTGGAAGCTGGAGATCTCGTCGGATTTGACGACCAACGGACCCTGGCCCCGGATCACCCAGTGAAGGGCATGGCATTGCACCCGGCCGACGCCGGCGATCCTGTTTCTGTCGTCGTCATCGGGGCGATCAGGTGTCGCGCGAGGGGCTCGATCCGGGCTGGCCAGTGGGTGGTGTCTGCCACGGGTGGCAGCGTGGCAGAGGCGCCGTCAGGCGCTGCCAACCCGATCGGGCGGGCGCTGCATGCGGCCGCGGACCTGGCCACGGTCATGGTTGTGCTGGGTGCTGCGCCTGGTGGCAGCAGCGATGTTGTCGGGGCGCCTACTGCGCTGCGGTCGGCCCTGTCTCCCTCGGCACAAGTCATCCACAGCGGACACAGTCTGACGGACGCCTATAACCGGCTGCGGCGCGTTCATGCTGCGGTATTCGCGCGCCCGTGGGAGGACCAGACGTTTGCCACCATCCCGGGCTCGGCGACGCGGTGGCGGTGGGACAACTATGATCCCGCATTCCCGAACCCCCGAGACGACATGGCCGATTTCGACAGCCTCGTCATCACCGAGCGAGGGCTCGACGTGGTCGGCGTGGCTCCGATCGACCACCCGACGTTCCTTGAAGACATCTTCTACGAGCTCCGCTTCGCCGACCGCGCCGTTTCCGCTGGGGCAGAGGTCATCCTCTGGTCGATCTGGCCGTCTCACCAGTGGAGCGACTGGCAGGGCATTCTCGCAGATTACCACAACCGGTTCCGGGTCCGTGCCGACTATCTCACCTGGAAACTCCGCCAGCTCTATCCGGGCTGGACAGGGCGCGTGTGGATCGCGCCAGGACACCGGCTGATCGAGCACCTGACGACCCAGCTGCCGCCCGGCGTGCCGACCTTCCAAAGCCTCTTCGTGGACGACATCCACCCCGGCGAGGCGCTGAACCACGGCCTGTCCATCCTCGTCGAGGCAATGCTCTACCGCACCGCGCCGGCCGGATGGCCCGCGAGCGATCGACCCGCTGCGATGACGGCCGAGCAGGAAGACTGGTTCCGCGCTGCCGCGTGGGCGATCCTCCAGGATTATGAGCCGGCGGGCTTCGGCGGCGCGGCCGGATCAGCGGCGGTCTGGGACGGCCACGACTGGTATCCGGGTGTGACGACGCCGGCGCAGCTTGAGGCTGCCCGGTTCGAGGACGGTGTTGCGCACACGGGGGGAGGCAGTGCGGCCCCATGGCCGGTGGGTGTCCCGGCTCTGCTGCGCTGGACTGCCGCAGAGCAGGCCGGGCCGGCGATGTCGGGCACGATGCCGACCGTCGAAGGCGGGGTGCTTGCCTTCGCTGCAGGGGCCAGCGCGCTGGAAGGCGCTGTCGACGGCAGCTTCGCTGATTGCGAAATCTTCGCAGCGATCCGCGTCCCCGCCGGTGCCAACGCCAACGAGCCGTTCGTCGCGCTCGCTGCAACCGCGGGCGCCATGTGGTGGAACGGTGCTTATCAAGGGCTGCTCTACAACGGCTGGGTCAATGGGTGGCAGTGCCGGACGTCCAGCGGAGGCGTCGTCGCAGAGGCCTACCTCTCCAACTCGACCGCGAGCTGGGAGGTCACCTCGGTCAGGTTCGAGGCGCATTCGCCTTCGATCCACGTGGGGACGAGGATGGCGTCGGCCGCCTTCGCTGGCCCCGGGTTCACCCCGGCTGTGCTGCGCATCGGACATGAGGGGCTGCCGCGTGTCGAAGTCGCAGCTCTTGCGGTTGTCCAGGGCCCGATCACGGGTGAGCAGCGCGCCGCCATCCTCAGCTGGGCCCGCGGGCTCATACCGGTGTGAGGCCCCCGGGGACTGGCCGACATCTACCGCCTTCGCAGCCGGGTATGTTCATGTTATGTTCTCACGAAATGGAGCGTACCATGACAGCGAAAGCAGACCTCGGATCGGTTGATCCCGTCCGACCCGTGGCACCTTGGCTTGGTGGCAAGCGGAACCTCGCGCGGCAAATCTGCGCGATCCTCGACGCCTCCTCCTGCATCACCTACGCCGAGCCGTTCGTCGGCATGGGGGGCATCTTCCTGCGCCGCTCCGCCCGGCCGCGGGCCGAGGTCATCAACGACCGCGCGCGCGACATCGCCAACCTGTTCCGCATCCTCCAGCGCCACTACCCCCAGTTTCTCGAAACCCTGCGCTTCCAGCTGACCACCCGAGCCGAGTTCGAGCGCCTGGTGGCGGTGGATCCCGACACCCTCACCGACCTCGAGCGGGCCGGGAGGTTCCTGTACCTTCAGCGGACCGCCTTCGGCGGAAGGGTCAGCGGCCGGAATTTTGGGGTGACCCGCGAAAGGCCTGGCCGCTTCAACCTGACCACCCTCGAGCCGATGCTCGAGGATCTGCACAGCCGCCTGGCCGGCGTGGTGATCGAGTGCCTCGACTGGTCAGCGTTCATCCCACGCTACGACAGCCCCGACACCCTTTTCTACCTCGACCCGCCCTACTGGGGCTGCGAGGCGGATTACGGGCGTCAGCTGTTCTGCCGCGATGACTTCCAGCAGCTCGCCACCGTTCTCGCGGGGGTCCGTGGCCGGTTTCTGCTCTCGCTCAACGACGTGCCGGAGGTCCGCGAGCTGTTCGGGGCCTTTGCCCTCGAAGAGGTCCGTACGACCTATACGATTGGCGGCGCCCGCAAGGAGCCGGCAGGGTCGCGCGCCGAGCTGCTGATCAGCAATTTCCGCTGA